ATAGTTTTCTGCTGGTGCGCGGTTGGCTTGTTCTTCCCTCGCTTCAGTTCCAGTTTGCGCGCGAGCCCGTGCGGTCCCTGCACTACATCCATATCCAACTGCCCACTACGGATTCCTTTGTTGGCATCACGGATACGCTGCAAGTCTGACCGCCCGCCGCCGTCCGAATCGTGGATCGAGACCACATAAAACGGCGGCACCAGAGCCCGTTCAAGAAATCGCAGCGTCGCGATCTTGAGGCGATCCTCACCTTTATTGGCGACCCAAGGTTTATCGCGCGGCGCCGGATCGTCACTCATCAACCATACTCCGCAACCGTTCGATTTCAGCGATTGTTTCCTCGAACATCTCAACCAGATCCACGTCGACTCCCGCGCTGTTGGGGTGCGACGTCCATGTGCCTGCCTTGGCCTGGCGCAATTCAACCCGCAACATCGCCAGCACGTCCCGCGGCATCCGTTCAATGTTCATCCGATGTCTCCTTCTCGATCATGCCGCGCAACACCCTCTCCATCAGTGTCGGGCTCGGGCCGGTGTCGGGACTGAACCGTACCATGACGGATAGCGCCTCCCGTAGCGCCTCGATCCGCGTCTCACGTTTCAGCGCCTCGGCGTAGTCCAGCACCAGCACCAGATCGGCGCCGGTGATGCGCGCGGAGACCCGGAGCGCCAGGCGTTCGAGGTCGGTCATGCCACCCTCCTGACCGGCAACCCGGCATGGCATCTGCGATAGTGAATCGCGCAATAACTCCCGTCCTCTGACGGTTCATCGCAGAACCGCCACGGCGGCCCATCGCCTGGCAGATACTGGCACGTCTTCGTTGTCGGCATCGGCAGTCGCGGCGCCTCACGCACCACCGGCCTGTAAGCCACGTTGTCGAAGATCGACGGCACGCCGGACGCTCGAGCGGCCACGCTGGCGCGGTTGGCGTAGCCCGGTGCCTTCGGTGGCACGATCACGGCGACCGGCTCCTGGCGGCTTGGGAACGGCGGCAGCGTAGCGGCGGCGGGAGGCACACACGGAACCCGTGCCGGACGCGGCTCGCCGTTCCGGATGATGCAGAATGGCCGCGGTTCAAGGAGCAGGCGATGGCTTTTGCTGATGACCGAGTTCTTCGACCGGAAAATCCGCCGCCCGATTGCCGCCGTCGACAGTCCCTCCGTCCACAACGCTCGCAGCGTCTCGACCTCGGCCGCCGTCCATTCCTGATTTGCCATTCTGAGTTTCCACGATGAATTTCGGATCGATCCGCCAAACTTTGATCATCCCGCGCGGCGAGTTGTCGGGGTCTTCGTGGATCAGTCCCGCGCGAGCAAGTGAATGGACTACGTGCGAGACATTGGTGTTGCTGACCTGGACATCGCGCACGAGCGACGCGCGTCCGTCTCGAAAGTAGCCATCTTTCGCCCGGTGGATCATCGCGATCAGCATCAGCTTGCGCTGGATGGACAAGCGAAGCGCGAAGATGGTTTCGAGATCAGGTCGCACGCCGCGCCGCCTCGATCGCCTCGCGCCCGGCGTCGGTGAGGACCAAGATCGGGTCGCCGACTTCGTAATCCGAGTTGTCGCCAAGGTCCGCGCTCGTGGCGTGGCGATATTCGCCAAGCCCGCTCGTCGCGATGGCTTCCATCAGATCAGGACCATCCCACGCCTGGAACTCAAGGAAGTCGCGCCATGCCAACGCGAAGAACCGCGCGAGCGGCGCCAGCGAATCAGGACGCGGCGGGTCGTCAGCATGTTGAAGATGCAAAACCATCAGATCAACTCCGTCGCGATCACATCGGTCCACACACGGTCGAGCGCATCCATCCGCACAACCGCGACGCGATAGAGATCATGGGTGATATCCAATCGCTTCGAGAAGCCACGCGCATCGACGCTCGCCGCGACGTATCGGTGCGCGTAGCGCTCCGCCGCTTCAAACGTGCGGAACCACCGCAGACCGTCATCAAGACAGACCTGAAAGCGATATTTGGGCGGCTTCGCCATCGCGTGCTCCTTGAAGAAACCCCGACGCTGCAATGCAACAGCGCCGGGAGAGTTGGAACCACCAGCCCCGGCGGACAGCCGAGGACCCTTCAAGCCTCCGCCTGCCGGGCTGGTGGTCCCGACCGAGGCCCGCCCGCGAGGGAGGCTCGGTGGCACGCCCGTATCATCGTTCTCCGCCGGGCGTGTTTTCGATTTCATGCGCCGTTCATCCGATGCTTGTCATAAGCGCGGCGCAGATCGCGGATCGTGACCCTTCCCTGGGTCGCGCGTTCGATCTCCTTTATATTCTTCATCCGCGGGAAGATCAGCCCGTCCCGCCAGCGCGCCACGCTGCTCGCGCCCGCCGCCGGATCGAGTTGGGCGCCGAAAGCGGCGAGGGACAGATCGTATCGTTTCAGGTAATCGGCCAAGGTCATGGCGTTGCATAACACGCGCGGTCGATTGCATCTAGTGCAAAATCACAGCTTGCGTCATTTTTCCGTCTGTGCCATCTTATGCAACAGATATGGAGGACGCAGATGCCCACCGAAACCATCCCCCGCTTCGCCATCCGCGATCTGAGCGTGTTGCAGTTCGCCAATGGATTCACTCTATGGGCATACAAAGCCGGCGACGCTTCGCTGAGTGCCATCACCGCGCCGGGCTTCTTCGGTGACGCGCGCGACATGCTGCGTCCCGGCGACCACATCCACGTATCCGGCATCCGCGGCGGCGCGGTGCTGTATGTCGTATCGTCCAACGACGACGCTATCCGAGTTCTCGTCATGTGCGCGGCGCCGGTCGATGCGGGAGGGTTCTGGTGATGCAGACACTCGACAAACACGATGTGAAGCAAATCTTTCGCTGCCTTGATCAGATCAAAGACCTTTGCGACTACATGCGGCACAATCATTTGGATGCGCCCTATGATACGGTCTATCGCGCGGTCGGTGGCGAAGGCTTCATCCGCGAGTTGCTGCTGGAGAAGATTGTCGCTGACATTCAGATCGAGGCGCCGGAACCTTTGCCAGTCGAGTCGTTTTGATGACCGGCGGTGCCGAACTGCGCGAGATGGCGGGTGTTCTGACCTTATTGCACTGGAACTCGCCATTCAGTCTGCGCCAGATTGAGCGCCTCCGCGAACTCGCGCATGAGTTCGACCGCATGGAGGCGGAACTTAACAGGCGCTACCAGGAAGAGCGCGAGGCGCACGCGGCGATGGAGGGATTGAAAACATGACCGACTTCAACGCACCATGGGAATACGACGACACCCTTCGCGCCATCTTCGACGCTGACGGCACCTCGGTCGCGTTCCTGCCGACGAGCCAGCGCGATCCGGCGCGGGCGCGGTTGCTGTTGGCCGCGCCGCGGTTGTTGAAGGCATTACAAATGCTGGAAGACGCCGAAAATGCGAACGCGAATTGCACTGAGTGCGATGGCGCGGGCGTTCCGGAATTGTGTCCGGTCTGCTTTCCATTGTTTGATGATGCGCGTCTGACACGCCGCGCGCTGATCGCGGAAATTGAGGGAGGCGGAACATGACCCTACGCCGCCTCTCCGCCCGCCGGCACACCCCGTTCGGTTGGGTCGAGATCCCGTCGCCGCAGGTCTTTAGGTGGTGGGATCATTGGCCGCTGTATATCGGCTTGACCTTGGTGTGCCTCGGAGGAATAGGCATCGGGATCGGTCTCGCGCGGTTGTGGCCATGAGCAATGTGACCCGCGTCCTCGCCATTCTCGCCCCGCTCCTGACTGGCGCGGCTACTTTGGCACAAGGATCGTCGCCTGGAACTGGCGCGTCGCCGGTACCCATGGTCGTCATCCCGACTTGCGAAAACAATGCGGCCTGCAAGGAAGCACCAAAATCGTTCACCTACGATCTGCCGTGCGGCGGAACGGTGACGTTCACGATCATTCCAGGCGGAGGGACAGGGCGGTGAAAACCGGCGCGAAGATAGTCGCGGATATCGAGAACTGGCCGGTAGCCACTTTGGAGCGTAGTGAATTGTGCGATAAGCACTGGCCCACGATCCGCGCCGCGCTGCTGGCCTACGAGCCGCCGAAGACGGCGCTACGGACGATTGTGGATGCAGTTGAGGCTTACCAAAGTGGTGCGTCCGTCGTGACTCTTTGCTTCACAGTAGAAGAAGTCGCCGTCGCCCGCGCGGAACTGGATGAACTGGAGAAAAAATGAAGCGCCTGTTCTGGCTCGGCGTCGCGATGGAAGCCTATGATGCGACCGGACACATGTTGTCGGTTATGATACGACTTACCGGCAGCGTGCCCTTATGGTGGTTCGCGTACTACTACACGGCCCCGCTTCCGACCATCGCCGGTCTGGAATGGGACATCTTCTGGTCCTGCTGGCACGCCACCGCCGTTGGGTTGATCATCGTTGGGTACTTCGCCGCATCGCGCGGAACTGGAACGCAAGTGAGCACGCCGGTTCGATTCCGGCCCGCGTCTCCATCCTGAACGAACCAGAAGGGAAGTAACATGCCGTTCGACAACACGACTTACCCAGAGACAGAAACCCAGACCGAGCGCGACCTCCGCATCCTCCGCGCCGCGCGTGAGGGCATCAGCAAGCCGGGAGGGTGGTGTCGCCATATGGTGACGATACCTGGGGAACTTGCTCGTCATTGCGCGGTCGGTTGGATTGGGGCGGCCGTCGGGTCATTTGAGGATGAGACGTTGGCCTATGCTCAATCCTTGTTGGAACGCGACCTGCCGAAGCCTTACAAGGTGGTCACGACCTACAATGACAACATAGTGAATCAATCCACTGTGGTCCGTCTCTTCGACCGCGCCATCGCCCGCCTGGAACGCGAGCGCGACGCCTGATAGCCGCGCACGAAAAAGCCCGCTAACCATTCCATAGGAGAGCGGGCCTTTAAGCGCCGGGGCAATAACTAAGCGGCGACACCATGCCACCGCCGTCCGGTCGCGTCAAGGCGCGGGAGGCGTAGCCGGTGCGGGGTTGAGCGCCGCCTGCAACGCCGTGGTGGCAGCCTGAACGGCAGTGGTGTTGCCCTCAAGGGTTGCCAGGTCTGCCGCCGTAACCGGGCTACCGGCCGCGATCTGATCCTTCAACGCCTGGATGGCGGCAGCATTAGCCGCGAGACCATCACTGACTTCAGTGGCAAGCGCCTGAACGGCCGCGCTCTGAGCCGCGAGGTCGGATTGGAGAGTAGCGGACATAGTTTTCAACTCCTCGATTAAGGTGTGATCGTAGTCGAGTTTCGCGTGCGCGGCGTGCAGTTCCCGGTGAACCTGATCGAGTTCCGCCTTGATCGCGGCGACCACGCGGGCCACGAAGCGGTCGTCTCTGTCATGCTCGCGATCGGGCTGGCGGCTCATGGTGCCTTATCGCACACGGCGCGTGGCGGGAACAGGGACGGGAACTACTCAGGCGGGTCAGGAAGCGGCATCCAGTGCGTTGCTCGAACTTCCATGGGATATGCCAGGCGCCCAACCTCATGGTGCCCTTTCGCGATATCCGCCAACAATGGCGAAGGTGGCACCCATAGCAGCAAATCCACGCCTCGCGGCGCCGTCTCTATAGGTTTCCACATGCGAGCGATCTGATCCCGCATGTCCAGCATCCGGCATCCCCGCTGGCGCAGCAGCGCGGCGAGGTCTTCTTCACTCATGCGCCAGGGTCTCAAGCCACCGCCACACGTCGGCCGCCGGCTCGACCTCCCCAAAGTCCACGCTGTTATTCAACCGCCGCACCACGTCCAGGAACGCGGCGATGGCGGCGGGAGAGGGTTGCCCCGGATAAGTGACCTTTCCAGTCAGGATGGGTGATCCTGTTATTGTGCGAATCATCACGTCCGACGTTGGCTCAGGGTTCCGCATGGCGCGTTGCTGTAACCCCTGTTGGACCTCGTTCACGGCCTGCTGCCCCGCCAACCGGAACGTCGGATCGTTCCAATCCCAAGGTGTTGTGCGCATGTCAGTCATCTCCCTGCTCTGTTTCTTGTTCCGTGACCGGAGGATAACCAGATTCGACGTGATCAAGCCAGAACGGTATCGCCCGGTTCAGCGCCTCGGCGCGGCTTCCAAGGCCAAGCCGGTCCACCGCCACGTCCAGCCGCCGCATGACCGGATTCGGGATTTTGGCCTGGATGTTTTCGGTGCGGGGACCGCGCGAGTGGGCCATGAGTCAGGCTAAATCCTGTGAGGCGATCTGGCACAGGAAATCGCACGCGGGCGCCAATGGATTGAGCGTCGGCCAGTTCGCCGGTATCTCGTCAATGAATATCCGCTCGTTGGCGATCCGCGTCAGTCGCGCACCAAGCCGCCGCGAGAGTTCCGCCATGCGCGAGAACTGAGCGGGGAAGTGCAGACGCATCGCGGACCAGTAATCCGGCGACGTGGCCTTGCCGCACGGGAGGCAGTTATTATTTTGGAAACCTAACGAATACATCACGGGCAGCGCGATCCCCGCGCCCTGAACCATCGCGAGACAGGCCGCCTTGTCCAGTCCCGCCGTGATCAGCGGGTTCTCGATGGTCAGTTCGTGGAACACCTTCGCGAGCCGTTCGGCGCGGGTCTGATCGGTCGCATCGCAGGTGTAGCCAAAGATGTGAATATCATCGGCATACTGAAACGCATGACGCGGCGCGACTTTGAGAATGCCAGTGCAAGGTGCTCCGTCTGGCCCGGCTATGAACCGGCGCCGCTCCCATACGTCCCAGGTGTCCTCATACTCATCTGAGTGCAGTCGGATCACGGATACGCCCCACCAGCGTTCGCAGTCGCGTAGGAAGCGTTCGTTGTCGGGATGCTCGGCGCGGGTTTCGCAGTAGGCCACCACGCCGCCGGGGTGGCCGCGCAGATCGAGCGCGATGGCAACCGCGCTAGCGGCACCGCAGCCGAACCAGCGGATGCGGCGTCGTTCCATCAATGCCCCTTTGTTGAACATCAGTCATCAACCTCAACGATCGTGGTTGTCAGGACTACCAGTTCTGCCTCTATCTGTTCAGCGCGCCGCATCAGAATGTTGGCTTCGCAACGAAGACTGTTGATCGTTGCCCGTCTATCCTGGAGGTATTCAGGCAGGTTCATATTATCCCATTTGAACTTATATGTCTGATCACCCACCAGTGTCCTCCTGTTTGCGTCAGGAGCGGTGATCGGGTATACCTATGGGCAGGGTTCCCGAAACCGCTTCCTCGGTTTCAGCGCGTGGCCGGGGTTCAGAGCCCGGCCCGCGCACCCTGCCACTTTCCCACACCGTCACGGCCTTGGCAACCGCGCGAGCCATCCCGCGAGCCACGCCGTCGCCACAGACACGGCGGCGACCAGGCCTATGACGAGCAGAGCCTCGATCATGGCGCCATATCGGCCTCCACCAGAAGGCGTCCCAGGCGCCGCTCCATGTCGGCTCGGCAGAGAACCCCGGCACCGCCCGTCTCACCCGTGATGCTCAACCATACATCGTCGCGAATCATCGTGGGATACTCCTTTAACCCGTTGGCGCCTGTGTCGCGCTGGCAGTCCATGCAACGGATGCGACTGAGTTTGCTCACCCC